CATGTACTGAAATTGGCGGAAATCTTAATAAAATTGACTCAACATCGCCAAACGGCCCTTGCGGGTAATCTCTTAAATAAGTATCGGCTTTCCACAATTCAGGACGGCGTTTTATTGCTAAAAGCAATGGTAAAACATTAACGCCCGTTGCTAATTTTTGAAAGTTATTCATGCTTTTCCTCGTTTTGACTTTGTAAAAGCAATAATACACCAACTATTCGTAAGTTCTAAAAGTTATTCCGTTGAGCTCAAAATAATATTTATGGTCGCCATGTTGGTAAGTGACATTGCCATTTGGATAAATATAACATTGACCAATTGTATGAGATGTTGAGGTATTAGCTGTGCCAACTGTAAACGATAAAATCTTGCGTGGTCTGTAGCCATTAGGCAATACAAAAATCACATTGCCAGCGCTTGGTGAACCTGTTGGATATTTCACTAAGCCTTGAATGTGTACAGTACCCGATGCGTTATCTTTCCAATACTGCGCGTCCTCATAACCTGAGCCAAAGTTATTCCAACCAGAGCCAAGCGTTGGTAATACAGGTTCTTCAACACGAAAATACGCAACGATACGAGTAAACCATTGCACCCACGGCAATATACCGGAAATCGGCGCATCGTGAATAGGTGGTTGAGGGAAGCGATACATTATTTATTAGCCTCTGTTGCTTCTATAACGCCTTGGATTAAAACAAACTTTACAGGATCAGTCATTCGTATTTTAAAAACAAAATCTCTAGCCCATCCTAATCTTCGCCATTCTGCTCGGCGATGGAAATGACCAAGTTCGCCAATGGTGGCCCATAAATCAGCACCCCAAGTATGTCCACCATCACGGCTAATAGATAGCATAATAGTCGGATTGCTGCCTAATAGACTAGTATCACCAACGCCACCTTCCATGTCTAGTCTCAAACGGCTAATTCTGACTTTATTACGACCAGTTGTAAAAACATGACCACTTGAAATTTCTCGTTCGATTGGTAAGCCATTGTCTGTGAATACGTCTTGAGAAAAATAAGACAATTGACCGTTTGCATAATTGCTTAAAATCAATTTATTACCAAAAGCTACGCATAAATCGCCAAAGTGACGAGTTAAACCATAACTTGTGAGCTGTGACCATGCGTTGGACATAACATCATAAAGCCATGTCTTAGCTTCAGATTGAAACGTAATCTGATAATAAATGCGACCATTTAACGTATAACCAAACGCCACGGCATCCGATGGTGAAGCGTATTTGTTAAAAAGGTAGTCAATGTCAGGTGTTGAAACTTGCACTATTTGATAACCTTGTAATTGCCCGACAAACAAAGCCCCGTGTTTATTTCGGAATAATCCGGTAATGTAATCACCACATCGAGCTAGTGACCATCTTGCAGCCAATCCTGAAGGCGAAGGCGCACCGTTTACACGGCTAAATGGGAAAGCTAATTCACCAGAGTTAACCCATATTTCAACTGAAGAACTGCCTAATAATGCCAAATAACCTTTATCAGCCATTACAGCCATTAAATTATCGGGGTTACTTTCAGCAGTAGCAAAATCTAAAGCGTTCCAAGTCAAGCCGTCATATTGACCTGAAATATAAAATTGAGCAGTATTAGCGCGATTGACAATAAAATAAGAATCTAAAAATGTAACCGTATCAGCGCCGCCAGCTGGTAATGATGCAGTAATACTAGTTAATGTGTTTGTGCTGGTGTTGTAGATATAGCCATAAACGCCCGTAACAATGCATAATTCAGTGCCATTATTTGCCATACTAACCCGACCATCAATATCGGTAGGATTAATCGTGGTTAATGATTTTTTAAGCGTTGCTGTACCATCTGCCGCAATAGCCCATAAATCGCCACGCTGAACAACATAAAGCACATTATTAGACTCAACCCAATGCATACCTCTGCATGGTTGTGACGATGCTGTAGAAAATAAAACAGTACCAGGTGTTCCATAAGCCACTACTGCGGCTTTATCTGCTTGTACTTGAACATCATAATAGACATTCAAGCGATGCATTGCTGTTATGTTTGGCGATTTTGATTGCTGACCTAATCCAAATAATTGTATTTCTTGCGGCATATTTATTGACCTGTATAGATATTAAATCTTCGCTTTCCGCTTACTGTTAAAGCAGCGGGGTCAATTTGCAAGGTTAAAGGCCGTTTGTTCGTGCGTTTCAAACTAGCTTTAGCCGCAATAGCTAATGCAATAACGTCTTGACCCGCGCTAACTTGATATTCCGGCGCTAGTTCTACTGCTAGGCTATATTTTAGCGCCCTTTCGTAGCCTGGTGGCAATGTTAAATTATCAGTTAATGAGGCAAAATTAGTTAAAGGCTTTCGACTATAAAGATTAATTGTTGACGCAGTTGATGGCACTGGATACATATACAAATTAGCCAGTACCGGAGATGCTTTATCTAAATAGAAATATTCAGGATAAACATTCTGTAATGTTTTTAATTTAATAACAGCATAATCATCGTAATCAATTGGCAAGACTGGGTAGTCAGTGCCTTTAACGGTAACAGTTGCCGCTTCAATATTCATTGGCACAGAGGTGACAAAATCACCAGAGAGTCCAATAGTATGAGGATTGTGGGCAGGTATGCAAGTAAATTGCTCACGAGTAACGTGATACAACATTAACGACTCATTCGACCAGCCGTCAATCATTTGATTCAATGATTCTAAAGCATCGTTTGCTTCGTCATTTGTTAAAACAACATCAGTTGATGCAACTTGCAATAGCCTAAGAGCGCCGTTAATTATCGTTTGAGCTGTTGCCATTTATTAAGCCTATAGTGTTAAATTATTTTATTACGCCCAAACCCTCAACGGTGTTTTTGGTTCGATTTTGTAGCTAATTAAAGCGGGAATTTCTTCACCTGCTCTGACATTCACATGATAGCCGTCTATCGCTGCAAACGCTGGGTATTCGTTACCATCTTCATCTTTCAGCATTTTACCCGTCGGCTTATGGATTGTTCCGATTACGTCAACCGATGCATTGATGTCCGCTAATACTTTGTCAGCTTCGGCTTGGTCTTTAAACTTTAAGCAATAATCAATCATGCTGTTAATCCCTGTAATGTGCCGTTAGGTAAACGTGTTGGGTAGTATTTGATAGATTGAATCCAGCCGTTTAGGTAACCGCCAGTTCCAGCTGGGTTTGCTCCCAATTTTAATCTATCAACTGTTGGGATACCTACAGCCGAACTCGTAGTCGGAACATTTCCATTGACTGTATCAGCGTAATTAGCTGTTTGTAACGCTGCCGCCGTTTTTAAGTTGTGCTAGTTGCGCCAGATGATACTTGCCGTGCAACTGTTGGTAAGCCTAGTGTATCAACTTCTATTTTTCCCGACATATAAAACCCCTTAAAAATAGCGGGTATTGCTACCCGCTAGAATTTCATTATTTACTAAACTGTCCAATAGCTATAACAGTCCAAACGCCAGCAGCTGGAATTGAGCCAGCAGGGATTGCAGTTGCTAAAGTATTTCGCCAAACCACAGTCACTGTGTTAGTTGCTGTTACAGTTGCTGATACTAACGACAATCCTTTTGGAATTGCAGACCAAACAGCATCACGCGCTCTGATAGCAACATCAAGATCAGTAGTTAAAATACCAGTTGCTGTAATGGTTTCAGTAACAGTTGCACCTGCGGCAATAGCAGAACCGCCGTTAATTTGATATGAAGATGACGAGTAAGACGCAATTGGAAATTTGCCGTCTAACAGGCCAACACCAAAGCTATTATTATTTAAATCTGGCATGAAAGCCTCCTAAAATAGTTTAAAAGGCGGGTTATCACACCCGCCAAAAAGATATTAACCAGTAATACGAACTGCTAACTCAGGATAAATGGTTTTCCAGCCATATAACACATCAAAACGAACAGGGAAAGCATCGCTGTTGATGTCGTATTGGCGAACCATACGCATTGAGATGCCATCAAAATTGTCACGCTCTGCCATGTCAACACCGCCTGGCAATAACAAGTCAGCAGAAGCCAAAGTGAACGCATCTTTATGATAAGCCAATGATTGAGCATAAGGACCAGCAGCAACAGCGCCAGACAATAGAGTGATGGCAGCGGTCGAAGTAGGTGTGCCAGTACATGTGGCGAATTGACCGCTTGGGATATAAGCAGGATAAATCGGTAATGTACCTGAAGTGGTTACAACAGTGTCAGCAGTTACAACAAATTGCATCAAAGAACCTGTTGATTGACGGCTTTGTGGGTTAATTGCATATACACCAGCAACTGTGAACACAGTACCGCGCGGCACAGTGCCAGCAGTAGTTGTTACCGACAAAGTAGTTGCACCTGAAGCAGGAACAGCACTAATTGCAGTTAATGAACCAGCGGCTTGAGGAGTAAATGAAGCCACGTTAGCATCTTCGGCAAAATTAAAACCTAAAATATTGTCGCCTAATGCGCCTTGATTAAAGATTTTAGAAATAGTTGCAGAAGGATTAAACAAGTTAGTTAAACCTGAAACCATATTGGCTGATGAGTTAGGATCAACAACAATATTTCTTTGGCTATATGGCACGCCGTTTTCAGTCATTTTTCTACGGGCAGCCAAAATGGTTTGTTGAACCTGTGCAGATGTAACTGAACCGCCATTTAATACGCCAGCCGTACCAGCAAAGTTATTAACGTCTTTGTACAATTGCAAGCCGTCATAATCAACTTTGTTAGCAACTGTTGCCATTGCTGGTTTTAAAAAACGATCAGCAAACTCGTCAATGCTTAAAGTCAAATCAGCAGAGCTGAAAGAAATATCCACACCGAATTGAGTATCCAAAGTAATTGGAACATAAGTTTCAGTTGATGCTTCAACTTGCAATGCTTGGCCTGTACGACCGACATAACGTGGTGGTTTACGAGCGTTGATTGTTGCACCGACTTTAGCGCCAGTTACACCAAATTTATCTTCATATTCGCGATTAACGCCACGGGTGAAAGTTAGTTCATTTTTAAGAATCCGTAAAGATTCTTTCATAATGACACTACTGGTAAGTAATGTATTTGCCATTTTTAAAACTCCATCAAGGGAATAGTCCGTTTCTCAACAGTCTTTAAAGGGTTATTTTTTGCCGGATAATTGCTTTTCTCGCAAAGCATTGTATTCAGCCATAGTTTTTGCCTGACTTAAATCAGTAATAACGCTGGTATTCTTTGCACCGCTCAGGGCGGAGATAGGTTTGGGTGCAGATGAAGCCTTCTTTACGACCACATCCGAAGTTTTTTCAGCTAATGACGCTTCGATTCTGCCAATATATCGAGCAGCTTGTGAAGGTGTCATTTCACTAATTTTGTCTAATTCTACTGGATTTTTGCCAAAATAGTAAGCTATTTCAGTAGGGTTGTCGGTATCCATCACCAATTGAGTAAATGCTGGCACTCGTGCCAATGGATGAGTTAAAAATTCCTCACTTGCGTGATCATAATCTGGGTATTGCTCACGCGCTTTTGCTTCAGCCTCTTGAATAGCCATTTTGCGCTGTTGTAATGTGGCTTGTTCACGCTGCGCTTCAAAACGCGCTTGAACTTTAAAATCGGTTAACGCTTCCAAATAATCAGGGTCATAGCGACCTGCTGGATATTGGTCTGGGTCTGGTGCGCCATTCGGCAATTGACGTTGTTGCTGTTGTTGTGCGCCATTACGAATAGCCGCAAGTTCAGCTTCTAATCTATCAGCCCGTTCTTGCGCTCGTTGTCGTTCCCTGCGTTCTTCGTATTTTTCTCTTGTAATCTCATCAATCCGTTTTTGTACGCCTTTCGGCACCTTCTCCGGTTCTGGTTCAGGTTCGTTGATTTCCTCAACAGGATCTTCAACGATTTCTTCAACAGGTTCAGCAATTACATCATCAATTATTTCTTCACTCATACTTGCCCCTCAGTGGGTGATTGCACCGATTGTTCGGCGGGTTGTTGAGCCATAGGCTCGGATTCTTCGTTTATTTCTTCAGCTTCGCCAGTATTGCCAAGCGCTAATGTGGACTGTAAATTAGCTAATGCCAATTGGTGTAATTGTGCATCAGTTAAAGCGCCTTTCTGTTCAAGTTCTGCAATAACTTTCATGCGGTCTGTCTGGGCTTTAAAGCGTTCAATATCAAGTTTATCTTCATCGCTTTCTGCTTTGGCTTGAGCTGCTTTTAGTTCTTGACTCAAATGTTCAACCATATCCGCCATTTGTTGCATTTGCTGTTGAACTTGTGGGTCAACTTGAGGCTGTCCATCTTCCTCAGATTTCATTTCTTGCTGGATTTGAGGCGGTCGGCAATCTCATCAGCACCAGGCCAATCCATATTGCGAACAATCACATCACCAGCGATTTGTAAAACTTGTGGGTCAGCTTGTACCAATGACATCATGCTTTCTGCCGCCTCTTGGCGTTTTGTTGCATAGCTTGGCCCAGTATCAACCACTAAATCATATTTACCAATGTTTAGGTTGTAGATTGTATCAACTCCACCTTTTTCGTTTGACACTTCGATTTTAGGCTGCGGCTGTTCAGGGTTTAATTTAACTTGTTTTGGTGATTCATCTTCGCCCAAAATACGAATGACACGCTGCGTATCGTAAATTTTAGGAATCATTTCAATAATAATACGACCAGCTTGCTTAATAGAACGGTTTAAGTTGTCGCTGAAATGAAAATTACCAATACTAGCTTGACGTTGTTGGCTAAGAATGGCTTTTCCTGATTGATTGCTTTCACGATTGCCCAACGATGCATCAAAAATCCCCATGGACGACTTCATATCATCAACTGCTCTCATCATTGCTGATTCAAAGCCTGGGTTTGTTGTAACAGGCTGTTGACGTTGTGGCGCACCAATTACAGTTCCGCCAAAGCTAACGGGGTTATAAGTTAGCACCGATAAGTTATGACGATTAGCCATTGCCCATTCTTGCTCGTATCCATCTAGTTGACCTTCAGCGGCAATATAAGGCGCCCTAGGCGCTAATGCCATAACCTCAGTATTAGCCGATTGCATGTAGTTATACTGACGAGCAGGGTCTTTAGCAAATCGAGTTAAACCGTGAACATGGCGTTTACCTTCAACCCATACTTCATTACCCAACACAGGAATAACAGGAATAAATGAAGTGGGTAATTCTGTTTGCTCAAGAATTTTGTCGCCGCCGATTTTGTACCATTTGCATCTTTTATCGTTGGATTTACGTTCAGCAATAATCAGCTCTTGATATTCTTCAGGAATTTCATCTTTCCAAGCTGTGGATCCGTCTTGTAATTGCACTAATGTGCGTGGTTTAGATTCAATTTCAAAATATTCAGCAACCCGAACAAAGTCTTTACCAAACCAGCCTTGGCGGTCTCCTGTTACACCGTCTTTAAACGCTGTTACATCAACATCAGGATATTCGGTTTTAAATTCATCAAGCGCCCAATCTTCAATAACAAACGCCCAACGAGCATCTGAACCGTCCGGTTCAGTTGATTCTGGATCATAATAAACTTTGTTAGGATCAACTACGCGCTTAATAACAATATCTTGATTAAAACTGTCATCCTCGCAATAGTCGGTGATAATTCTGAAATAACCCAAGCCTGTGTCAACTTGCCATTCTGCCGCTGTATCATAAGCAATATCAGCTTTTGATGAATCCTGAATATGACGCACTAAACCTTGCATAATTTCGGCTGTTTCTTTGTCAGCTTTATCATCAACTGGACGAATTTTAATACTTGGTCTATTTTGGCGAATTTCGTTAATAATTTGATTGCGAAATTGAAACAGACGATTAATCGTAAGCATTGGGCGCTCTTGACCTGGGCGTTCTCTGTCACGCTTAACAGAATCAGGCCATTGTTGGCCTAAGCGAACAAACTTAACGTCCTCTAGCCGCTCAATACGGCCTTCGTTTTCCAAATCAGCGGCTAAGTTAAATCGTTTATAAGCCCGCTCTAAAATTTTATTATCGTCTGCCATTTCAATGCTCAGGTTAAATTATGTAGCGTGTATAGCATATTTTACATCCAAGAGCCATATGATGCGTAAATATTCTTTTTAGGCTTCTTTTTCTCGCGTACTTGTCTAATCCCTTCGCAAGCGTAGCGTAACGCATCCATGATATGGTTATTTTTATCTTCTAACACGGGCAATATGCGGTCTGTTAGTGGGTCGGTTTTGTAACTGTATGTCATTAACTCGCGGATTGTTTCTTTGCATCGTGGATGGACAACAATATCGAATGACTTTAAAAATTCAACGCCATCTTCCACAGAACCTTTGCCTTTAACGCTGGGGTTAATCTTAGGAAAGCCATTATTCATCATGTGACTAATAGTTTCAGGCCGTGAACTATCGGCGGTAATAAACCATTTGTCAGATTCTGGTATGCGTCTAAACAAATCCGGTGTGTTAACAATCTCACAACCCACCATCACCGCCTCATAATCAATATACAACCGATTTTCATCAATTGAGCATCTTATTAATGCAGTTGGGTCTTTAGCAAATCCCCAGTCAGCACCCAAGCGATAAATTGTGCCTGCCGGACGCTCAAAATCTTCGACTATCCAATTTTTGTAAACCCTAGCTTCAGACTTGTTGTTGTATTCACCAAGCCAGACATGAAGATATTTATCATGGTCACGCTGTTTATCGAATTCCATTTCTTGCCGCAATACATCAGGCAAAAACGGATTATCAAGATAGTTGGCTTGTACAACAATAGAATCCGGTGGCACGTTATCACCACGGAGCAGCAAATCAATTGGGTCAGTTGCTTGACTAGGATTCCATGAAAACCACAGCTCTGACTGTTCTTTCCTAATTGTAGGACGCAATAAATCTAAAGAACGCTGGCTAATGCTTTGTGATTCTTCACACCATGCTATATCGTAACCTTCAAGCGATTTAATCGAGTCAGCAGTATGATTTTGCATACCCTGAAAAATAATCAACGACCCATTGCGGCCTTTAATCTGCGCTTCTTGCACTTCAAACAGGTGACCAACGCCTAACGCTTCAATTTTAGACTCAATTAGCTTTTTAACAGATTGATTAAGCGACTTTTGAATTTCACGGACACAAACAACGTGTGTTGTCTGCATAATACAGCGCTCTACAACTAACTCAGCAAAAAAATGTGATTTCCCAGAGCCACGGCCACCGTGCGCGCCTTTGTATCGCGAAGGCTTTAATAGCAGCTTAAATACTCTCGGTGTCTGTATCGTCAGCGTTGTCAATAATCACCCGTTTGATTTGTTTAACACCTAACTCGCCTTGGATTTCTTGCACGTTAGTTTCTTTCCAGCCAGCTCTAGTTTTCAGCCAAAAAATAGCGGCCGCAGTATTTCCAGACTTTGCCTGCTGAAACAATCCTTTTGCCACTGCTGAATTGGCATCAATTCGCCCATCGTCTAATTCTTTTTTATAATATTTGACTAAAGTATCGGCGCTTATACTTAGTTTGCTGGCTATATCTTCATGTGTCACACCAACAGCAGCAAGCCCTTTTGCCAGCTTTCTTGATTCTTCGCTTGGGATATGTTCTTTTCCTTGAGCCATTTTATAACTCCGAAAGAGCATTAAACTCTTGACCAGTTGATTCTAATATAGCTTTTTTGCCGGTAAAGTCTTGCCAGCGTTTAACAATTACATCACAGTATTTAGGATCGAATTCCATTAAATATCCAATTCGCCCGTTCTTTTCTGCTGCAATGATAGTCGTGCCTGAGCCGCCAAAACTGTCCAAAATAATGTCACCGCCTTTAGTATTATTTAACATTTGGTACTCAAACAACCCTACTGGCTTCATGGTTGGATGCTCACCATTGCGGGATGGCTTATCAAACTCGAGAATAGTAGTTTGCTTTCTATCAGTTGCCCAAAGATGTCCAGCACCTTCTTTCCAACCGTATAAACAAGGCTCATGCTTCCAGTGATAGTCTTGTCTACCCATAACCATTGTGGATTTTTTCCATATAAGACACTGTCGCACCTTCAGGCCTGCATCAAATGCAGCTCCTCTGAAATTATATCCCTCTAAATCAGCGTGCCAAATATAAAAAACAGCACCCGCTTTCATGACTGCATCGGCTGTAACGTAAGCATCGCGCAAGAATTGACGGAACTCATCGTTTCCCATGCTATCGTTTTCAATAGTAAGCGCGTCTTTTGTTTTTCCCTCATACGCTACGTTGTACGGAGGATCAGTCAACCACATGTCCACCTTACGTTCGTTAACTAGCTTATCCATGTCACTGATAACAGTTGATGAACCACACATCAACCGATGATTACCCAACAACCAAACATCGCCTAATTTTGTTACTGGTTCTTCAGGCACTTCTGGAACAGCATCTTCATCGGTTAAACCTTCTGTTACTTCTTGCTCATCCAATAGCGCCATTAGCTCATCAGCGTTGAAGCCGAT